TTAGATCGTCGCCAACTGCTGCTATCCTTGTTGCACTGTCTCCAGATATGCTTTCGTTATTAAGTCCACTAAATGTAGTAAACGGTGTCCTAAGCTTATCCCGTTGGTTCATTTGTTGGGTATCAGCTGGGCAACGAACCCTTACATCTCCGTCATCATTTGCATTTTTTGATTGGCTGCGAACACCCGGACGCATAACGGGGTTCACTTTGTGCATCATGTTGTTGCCAATCGGTGCATAAACACCAAACGTTGTCTGTGTGCTTGGCCGGTTGGATGAACAAAAATCCGTGCGGTCTGCTCCGTTCCAGTGCACTCGAAATACATCTGTGCTTATAGAGCTGCCGTCGTAGCCAGAACTCCCGTCATCATTAGCATTTGACCGGCCAGCCACTCTGTCAGTGCCAGCGATCCGCCCTCCATCTTTACTGAGATAGAGCGTCACCCGTGAGGCTGCTTCAGTGGCGGAATTGCTGTCGAGAATGTACCCTTGCAGCGTGCTGTTGCCGATTGCGAAGTTATTCGGGTCAACGCTGCTAATTGTGCCTTCACTAAGTAAAAATACGCCGCGTATCATTTGGCCGCCGCCTAAGCTCAGAACTTGGTTCCAAACCATTGGCATATTGATCCGAATGCCGCCGTAATCCGTGTTAGATATAGTCTCTTTACGCGCATAAACAATAGGAATAATGCTCCCTAGTGTTGCAATATCTTGCTGCGAATCAAACCCATATCGTGGCGCAAATCGACTATTCCGAATAATCGTGCTGCCTTCTTCTTGGCGTTGAGTTGGCTGGCCTTGCTCACCCGGAGCTTTTGGTGCGGAGGGTTTTAGCAGCAAAGAAACTGCAATTGAACCTAATCCAATTACAAGATTAATAATTGCTATCGTTGCGGCGGTAGTTCCACCTACAACAGCAGGCTGCGGCCCCTCCGCTGCGCGTTTCCGTGCCTCAATTTGGAAGTGCCGATACTGCGCCTCCGTAAGGCCAAGGATTTCAGCGATATAGCGATCAGATGGCAGCATTATTCAAACCTCCGGTATTCCATCTTTTTGCACCGTTCCACCGGAATCCAGCGGACACCTTTCCGCCGGTTTACATGCAAAAGCCCCCCATCTGTAACAACGCCAATACCGATATGGTCTGCCGCTCGAAACATCGTCACTGCGTATTCTTCCGGCTTGCCTAGATCAATTGTAGCTTTTCGATAACGCAATGCTAAAGCTTCGTAGTCACCACGTTCTGCCATGTCTAGCCAGTCTGCATTCAATGCCGGATGCGGAACACCTGCAGCGTCTAAAACGTGCCAGGTCATAATCAGACAGTCAGCGCCTTGACCGTTATTAGGATCCGCTCGAAACTCATGGGGAAGCCCAATCCAACGATGCCACATCATCCGATAACTAACGCTCCACTGGTCGGTAATGCTCCAACCAATTCTGTACTCAACGTGCGCCGAGGGATTTGAGCTTTCACTGCATCAAGAGGAGATGTCAATCGCAGAGTTATTGTGATTGTGTCCATTTTGTATGATGCGATGCGCCAAGTCTCTGTTGAAATCAGCGCCTCGTCAGCAAACGTCAGTGGGTCGAGGCTGACGGTTTTGATTTCCAATATGTAACGGTTTCGCACCGCCTCTGCAAATAGATTCACCGAAAGCGCATCAGTACCGGCAGCCAATGCAGCGTTGGAGCGTTCACCGCCGCGAGCCCCGCCGCCAGATGAAACGGCAAACGGTGCAAAGCTGTAAATCACGTCGTTATAAGTGCGAGTCTGATTGACGCTGAAATTTTGGTATGGCGTGCCGGTGTAAACATCGGCTTGCGTCTTAAACCGAACGTAGTTAACAAATGCGTACGCGGTCATTAGATGCCAACCTTGCTGCGGGTTCTAGGGCTATTCTGTAGCGTCGTCAGCGTCATGGCCCTGCCGCGTTCGGCTGCCTGCGTCATCCCCTGCCGGTGCTGTTCTGCAGTCACATATTCCACGTTGTTGATCACTTGAGATTCGTAACGAACATCAATAGGGCCAGCATTCTGCATTACTGCTGCTGTCTCTTGCGCTTGAGTTGCACTTTCGATGTTTCGAGTAAAAGGAATTTTACTGCTGCTAGCTCGCGACATTTCATTACTGCTGCTGGCTCGCGACATTTCATTGGAAACGACTCTGCCACTTTGGAAAGGAATAAACAACTCAGGCCCACGTTCGCCAACTATTGAAGGCTGGTTTGCGCTTACTGGACCGCCGTCAGCTCTAAAGATGCTTCCTAGCAACCCGGTGCCAGCTTTGCCCCCAACGCCTGGCGCACCAACCGCGCTTGTTACGGCTTTAAGGATTAATGCTTGACCGATCGCGGCAAAGATGTCTGATGCCAGATCTTGGAACGCTTCGCCTAAATTCTTGGTTCCCTGAACAGCACCGACAAGAGCGCCAGTGATACCCGTGTTGAGCTGATCGCCTATCTGCTCGCCTATCTGCTGTATGGGGTCAACATTTGTTTGCATTTTCACTAACTCTTCATTAGCCTTCTGGAGCTTGCTTTGAATGTCAAATGCGGTTTGGAAATCAACGCCCTTATTTCTCACAAGATCTTTAACACGGGCGGCAAATGCAGCCTCCTTATCTCCAGATTCAATCCGGTTCTCAACCTGTTTCAGCTCTTGCTGTCGACCGCCTAATGCGTCTTGGCTGATTCCAGCGGCATCGCTGACAATCTTGACAGCAAGTGATGCTTGTTTCTCAAGTTCACCCGTTCTGTCCTTATCCAACTGGAGTAATTTCGTTTGGGTCTCCATCTGGACCCGAGCGAATTGTGCTATTGCCTTATCCAGTACTGCTTGCTCCAACTTCTTATCTGTGACTCCTTCAAGAGCACGACCAGTTTCTTGCCTAATACCAAGAATGCGCCGTTCACCTTCAAGGATGGTTTGATTAACCCGATCCCCTACACGAATTGCATCTTGGATCTTTTTATCAAAGGCAACTAGGTCGGTCTCATTTCGTGCTTCAGTCTGGGCATCTTTTAACCTCTTTGCTGCATCGGCAAGCTGTTTGATTTTTTTAGCAGCCAAATCTGGGTCTTCTTTATCTGGGTCACCAAGACCAAGCCTGTCTTTCAGCGGCTTCAAGTTTTCCGGCACCTGAGGACCAATGAACCCGTCGTCTTCAAACTTTGGTCGCTGTCCAGCAAGAATGTCTCTTAGTTGTACTAATGCCTTTATTTGATTGGCAAAGGGAATAAGTAGTAGAGCAGAGTTAGCGGCTGCCTTACCAATATCCCCTAACCACTTGATAACTGGATTTGCATCAATTGCTTTAAAGAAACCATCCAATTTCCCCATCTGTTCATTCAGTGTCTTTGCTGCCTGTTGGGTTTTGATGACTTCTTCTGCTGCTTTTTCAGCAGCACCGCTGACACCTTCTAAGCCTTCCTCAACAGCAGGCAAGACCAACTTGCCAAGCTCAATGTTCAGATCCTCGACGTTGTTCTGAAGGTTCTTTAACTTTTGCGCTGGGGTGTCTAAAGCTTCTGCAAGTCTGTCGGCACCCTCGGTTTCAACACGCTTCAGAGCATTCAGCAGAACTTCAGAAGTCAGCTTGCCGTCTTTGGCTAGCTGCTTCAACTGGCCAACAGGCCGATCAACTTCTTTTGCAATCGCTTGAAGAACTGCTGGCGCTTGTTCGGCAACACTATTAAACTCTTGTCCCGAAAGAAAACCGGCACCTAAAGCCTGTGTCAATTGCAGGAGAGCCCCAGCCGATTCCCTTGCTGTAGCTCCGGTCAATGCTGCAGCTGTGTTAAATCCGTTGAAGATCGTTTCGACTTCGCTTAAAGCAAAACCTGCCGGGCGCAAACGACCAAAAAGCTGCGCAAAGGCATCTTGCGATTCGATGGTGCCGAGATTGAATTTCTCCTGTGCTCGTTCTGTTGCGGCAAGCACTTCTCTGTAATCATCAAACCCCGCGGATAAAGCCTTGATGCGTTGCTCACCAGAAGCAGCCTGAGTAGCAGCATCGATGGATCTACCGACCTGCCTGACAGCGGTGTTCAATGATAGGTAAGCCGCACCAAGCTTTAAAACATTCTTTTCTCCGCCAAAAAAAGCGGTGCTACGTCGCCTAGTTGGGGCAGCTCGCTGCGGTTGTGGTCCTATAGGTCTTGAATACTGCTGGGATTTAGCTAACTGCCTGTTTAGTTCACGTTGTTTTGCTACGCTTTCGCCACGCGCTTGCGCTTCACTTCTAGCTGCGTTTAAGACAGCATTATTTAAGCGAAGTAGACCGCTAGTTAAACTGTTTTGCCCGGCTAAACGCTTACTTCTTTGTTGCTCAATTTTTGCGGTAGCTCTTGCTATGGATCTGAGTTTACTGCGTCTTGCTATTTCTCTATTTATGTCTGGTTGCGGGAAAACAGGTCTTTCATACTGATTTAATCCTTTTGCCCGCTGGGATAAACGCCCCTGCGAACCGCCCGTATAGCTACCGCGTAAATAGCCGCCTGACATTGTGGTGGCAGCGCCCCGTTGCGTGGGGGCAGCCGCTGCGGCGTTGTAAGCTTTTAACTCTTGAGTGGCTACTCGCCTTTTGGCAATTTCTTCGTCAATTAACCTGTTCTGGCGCGACTGAGCGCCTTCAGCACTGAGCAAGGCGCTAACATAAGTTTTTATGGCTGCAGTTTCTGTAGCAGTTGCTTTCGCGGCTTTTTCGGAAGCAAACGATACTACTTTTAAGTTATCTGCAGCGTCTTTAAGCGTTTTATTGTAACTTTGTATATTTTGAAGCGTCTTGTTCTCAAACAGATCTCTAGCGCCTAAAAGATCTATCTCTTTTGATACTTTGCCAATGTTGCGCTGTAATTCCTGTAATTTTTGCGCGCCCTTTACGCCTATTTCAATTTCAGCTCTGTATGCCACGATCCACAGCTGGTACGTCGCTTTCTATTCTAAGCGCGGAATAGGTTACCTTCGGCGGCGGGCTTTTTCCATTTGTTTTTCTTGGTCCTCGTTAAGGATCTGGAAATAGGCGCTCCAACCTACTAATTCTTCGGGCGTCATCGTGGTGCGGACTTCGGTCAAGCTCATGCCAAGCTCTTTGGCAACGCCAAACTGCAGCATGAGCCAGTTGTCTTTGCGAAGCTCCGCAACTAGGATTTTGGGTCCATTGGCTCTTCGTCTTCGTCAGTAAGGATGGCCAGCATCAAAGACTGCAGATCGCTGTCCTTGACTTCGTTTTTTAAAATATCGATTTCACCAGCAGAGAAAAGTTTGGCGCCGCTTTCGTCTTGTGCTTTGCCGATCAACAGCTGTAGTGCGAACGCTCCAGCGTCGTCAGATTTGGCTTGCTTCTGGGCGCGTTCACGTTCAGCCATGGTTAGCGGGCTGATCCACATCTCAAATGTGGTGCCGTCAGACAGCTCGACTTTGCGCTTGCTTGGCTGGAGATTTGCTGCTTTACGCAACCGGTCAATGGCGCGAGTAGATCCAGCGGGCATGATTTGTACTTGACTATAAATTAACTATAGCGTAGCGCAATAAAAAACCCCGGCAAAAACCGGGGCTATGTGTTTACTTAAGTAGCACTTTATCAGGTCTGGCTGAAGTCGAAGCTTGGGGTGCCAGATGGACGGAAGCTTACGCTTACAGACTGTGCGTCGTCAGGGGTGACATTCATGCTGGCAGAGGTCAGCACTGCTTCAAACTCGATGGAACGGCTTTCGGCTTCGTTCACTGAACCGCCGCTGAACACTTGATCGGTGTAAAGCTTGAAGGCAGCACCAGTTTGGTTGCGCTGAAGCACGTCCTCGATCATGCGGTTGCTAAGGGAAGCGTTTTCGTCGGTCATGTAGACCGTTGCGCTGCCCGTACCATCGCCGAAACCGGAGATGTAGCTGCGGAATGGAACGTACTGACCAGGGGTTTGGCCGATGGTGGTTACATCAATTTCGGCGCGGTTGATCTCAAAGCTCCAGTCACGGACCTGTCCGACTACTGCAAATGCGGCGTAGGCAACTTGGAAAGCGTTAGGGCTAACAGCTGTACCGTCGTCGGTGATGGTGACTGTCGCGCCACCCAGGGTTGCAGACACCTGCAGCACTCCAGTGCTGGCGGTGTAGGCAATAACGTAGTAGGTGGTCGCAAGGCTGAGTCCTGCGGGAAGTGTGCCTGTGCCTGCGCCGTTAGTTTGCGTGTTGATCACACTAAACTGCACGGGATCGCCTACTTTCAAGTTCAAGTAGGTTGCAACGGTAATGGTGTCCGCGCCGGTGTTGACGTTAGACTCGGCAAAACTGTTGGTTGTGCCAGCGGGCTTGTAGTAAAGGGCACCTGAAGTGCCGGAAAGAACGGTGGTTGCCATTGGGCGTACCAGGGAATAAGGGTCTCCACGGGCACTGCCCGGCTTCTTACAGGTTAGCGCCTATTTAAGTCAGCACAGTTGCTACATAGCCTGTGTTAATGCGGCCTACAAAATGCGGTGATTCATCAGTAGCGGAAAATGTGGGGCCGTTTATTTCACCCACTTTTACAAAAACACCTGTAGTAGTTTTAGATGTGTTGTTAATTGTCTCTAATACGTTTACAGCAGTTGTTACCAATTCTTGATTGCGGGCCGGACCACGGCCTTTCTCTGTGAACAAACGGATTACTAACGCACCACGGGCGTTATCCACGCTAGAGGTCAGCGTTGGTTCGTTGGTTATGCCGAACGTGATGTTGACGCGCACATACTCGGTGGTTGTATTTGGTGGTACGGCGGTGATGTTGTCGAAGTACACCGGTACTGCGGGGGACAGATTGTTAAACGCCGTCAGTAACGGGTTCTCCATTGATGCCCGGATCGCTTGGTAGTTCATCGCGGAAATTTCCTAAAGGCTCGATCCATTGCCACTTTAATTGTTCTATCGATACCTCCACCCTTTAAATAGGTGTCGTACCAGTCCAATGGGGCCGTGCGGGTGTTTCCTTTACCAGATCCGTCTAAATTACCGCGAATGTTTGCGCGTCTTGCACCGTATTCAACCATGCCTGGATTTAAACTTTCTTGAAGCGGTTCTGGAAAATCTATCGGGCGAAAAAAGTTTCCTTGCTCGTAGTCAATGGCAATGCCTGCATATCGCGCAACGTTGTAAATGGTGTACTTGACTTCAGGCTTTCTGTAGAGTTCCGCGCCGCTCAATAAAGGACCGATAACAGGTTGCGGTGCTGTTTTTGCGCCCGAACCACCAGATCTTGATCCCCCTGATGTCTCGATAACCCAAGAGTTGGCAAACTCCCCTGACCACACTGGACCGGCTTCCTGTAACTCTCGGACTGTCTGTTCCGCAGCTTCGCGGATGTCCGTAGACAAAATACCGTTTACCCAACGATCTATATCGACTAAAAACTTCTCATAGTCCTTAGCCATTACTGTGGCCTCACGATCAGGGTGTGGTATATGGGTTTGTCACCACGATAGGTCAGGATGTTGATGATCTTGGCTTCGCGGGTTTGGCCTGCCTGCGGATACTGCACACGGTCGGCTTCTGTTGGGTAATAATCGCCAAGTTCTGCCGTGCCAATCAAAATCTTTACGTCCGTGCTTTGGTACAAGCCTTCCGATTCGCGTGGAGTAAGGCGGCTGATGATGCCCCTTACTGTGACGTTGGTGTCCGCTCCAGTCACAGCCCCTGTGGTTGGATCGTAGGCGCGGGGTGTAGTGGTCTTGATGTACGTGATGTCCTGCCCCCAGTCGTTAAAGATCTGGGCTGGAATCGGTGAAAAGGTGTCGTCTATTTTTGACATTTCATCCTCTAACAACGCGCACTTGATAACCCCCAGAGCCGCCCAGGGTGAAGGCTCCAAGGTAAGACTGTAACCACGGGTAGACATCAAAAATGTTGTTTACAGATCCAGTTGCCTGGCTATCTGTGTTGTACTTCACCTTTAGTTCGCCTAGCTCGACTTCTTCATATAAACCTTCGGTTCCGGTGTTACCAGTGACGGCATCCGTGTCGTTTGCTAGGGCGCGTGCCAGCTCATAGGTGGCGTATTTGATGTCGGCTGGGATGACGGAGCACGTAAGTTCCACCCGGTCGACGTGGTAGTTGTTGCGCGGCCAGCTCAGGGCTTGGCCGTTACTGCAACGGTCGCCGTAAAAGTTAAGTACGTCGATCCAGCGGGTTGCGCTGATGATGGCGCGGTTCTTTTGGTCGTCCGTTTTGTCGTCCCAGGTTGAAGAACTTGGTACGGTCTCGAAGTAGGCGTTTGCTTCCGCCAGCGTTACAAAGCTGTTGGCGTTTTCGCCCTTTAATGTGGCATTTATTGTTGCGGCCACAAGACTGCAGAAATACTTTCCTTGATTTTAGCCCAATAAAAAACCCCGCCGAAGCGGGGCAGTATCAGCTTTTGCTGGACGTATCAGGCGATTGCGCTGGTGTCCAGTGGGCTGTTGACAATCAGCTCGACCATGGGGATAAGGTCGATGTCATAGGTGGCAGACCACTTGTTAGCGGTGGCCAGGTTGCCGTTGGTGGGGTTGTCACCAGCGTCAGTCCACTTCGTGCCCATTACGTGATAGGCGGTGTGGTAGTCCACAGAAAGTACGTCCTGCTTTGAGAGCACGTTGCGGTCTGCTTCAATACGCAGATCCTGCTGGACGCCTTCCAGAACTGAACCACCCTTCATCAGGAAGCAGCGGAACTCCTTGACGTGGGTTGATGTGCCAGGGATCACAGTGTTGACCTGTGGGTCCATGATCACGTTGCAGCCAGCAAATTCGCCGATGGAGCGTGCTCCAACGCCGACGCCGCCACCGCCCCAGGTCACTGCGCCACCAGTGGCCAATGCAGAGGTGCTGAAGGTAAGGAGGCCAACCTGATACAGGTAGAAACCAACGGATGGGTGGACAATCAAGGTGTCCAGCTCATCACCACGCTCGCCAAGGGCAGCGCGGGCTTCAGCCATAGTGGTTGCGGTCAGGAAGTTAGCTTCGGCTTGCCCTGACGTTGCTGCAACTGCCTTGTCCAATGAATGGGCAGACAGTGTTGTTCCAAACAAACCACCAAGATGGGAGAACAGACGTGCGCTGTTCAGCTTGTTGATTGCATCGGCAAGCTGGTTGCGGATGTGAAGCATTGGGTCTTCGCCCGCCGCCAACATTGCAATGTCGTCCACTGCATACGCAAAACCGCGATGACAGATGGAAGCAATCTGGGTGCCGGTTCCAATCTTCTGTGGAGTCAGGTAGCCAGCAGAGCTAGTGCCCCACGTAGCTGTACCGTCCATGATCTCCTCAGTTGGAGATACTGGATTAAACTCGGGCACCTGAATGCGGGTGCCGCCTTCGCGGGCATCCAGCAAAGGATTACGGACAACAGCGCCAGACTTGATGAACAAGCTGCGCTCTTTTACTGCCTCAGACACATAGGTGCTGAGATTATTCCTCTTGACGATGTCCGCGAGCAGGACACCGCCGGAATAATTCTGAAATGGTGCGGCCATCTTAGAAAACCAACGTTAAAGGTGTGCGGGTCCAAGCCACGGACTTGGTGAGACAAGCCCCACCGGGGCTACAAAGAAGCTTCCCTTTCCAGCACAGCTGCAAGTTCAGGCTCCTCTGCTTTTAGTTGCATTTGTCTCGTTATGTTAATACTACCGGCCTT